TTCAAAGGACGGATGTTCAACCAGACCATAAAAGTTCTTTATGGTGGGATATTCTATCGGGATATGGTCAATGTGATCAAAAGACAGGCTGCAAAAGCCGCATCCCCGTCCAACCAGGAGACGTTGTAATAAAAAGAATGTTACATTTGGCATAAATTCGTGCTATAATTTGAAAAGAGGTTGCCATGAATAGAGAACAGAAGAAAAAACTATCCAGAGCAAAACGTATCGCGCAACGCGATAAACTGGCGCGTATAGATAAGGACATCGAGGAAGAAGAACCCGAAATGGACGTTTTACCAGAAGATACCGATGAAGAAAGCGAAGATGAAATAAAATCGATGGAGAAGTCGTATTACGGTTCTGGTTCCGCCATGTCTTTCTCTCAACTTGATGCTGAAGTTGATGCGCAAGAAAAAATGGAGAAGGTTAACGAAACCTCTTACATGGTGCAGGATATGGTACGTAATATCGTTTCCTATCCTGATTTCAGTCCAGAAGAAAAGTCATCTGCCATCAAGAGTGTCGCCGATGAATTCAGTTCTCGAGTGCGCACGATCATGGAAAGCCCGATGGAGAAAGAAATCACGGATGACGTTGATGCCCTAGTTCTCGAAGCTACCCTGGCGCGGGATAAGCGCAATATGAGCTTCACCGAGGGTATCTCGGATTTTGTGACAAAGGCTGTCCTTACTGCCGCCACCGAGAATAAACTGTCGGACGAGAAATTTGCTTTAGTACGCGATGAAGGCGGCAAGAAGGTACGCAAGTATCCCATCCATGACAAGGCGCACGTGCGCAATGCTCTTGCCCGTGCCGCCCAGATGATGAAACGTGGTGGTGAGGCTGCCAAAGATGCTCACGCCGCCATGCCCAAGATTCGTGCCGCCGCAAAGCGTATGGGTATTGATACCTCGATGGAGAAGAATTCCAACGCCATCCAGATCGAGAAGGATGCAAAAGGCGACTGGCGCGCGGTCATGTGGGTCAGCAACAACTTCATCGACTGGGATGGTGACATCATCTGCGAGGATGCCCACAAGGAATATGTGGAGTGGGTGAACAAGGAAGAGAACAAGAGTTGTATGCCTGTTTTTGTTACCTGGCACACACCTGGTACGGCAAGGGAGAACCCTGTTGATTATATTGATTACTTCGATGGATTCCTGGTGGCAAGCGCAAAACTTACAGAACCGGAAGCTATTGGATTATTGAAAGCAAGTAAAGAAACAAACATTGGAATGAGTCACGGGTCATTTGCATTCGCACGCGATCCAAAAGACTTGCGTGTTATCACCAAGTATCGCATGTACGAAGTCTCGGACTTGCCTCTTGACAAAGCGGCTAATCCGTTCACAGCAATAGAGACCGTTAGTAAGGAGGTTGAAATGGACAAAAAAGAATATCTCGTCACTTTGCTTGGCGAGGAAAAAGCCGAGGCTTTCCTGGCAAAGACTGGGCTTAAACAGAAAGAGTTGAAGGAAGCAGAGATCGAAAGCAAGGAAGCAGACGTGGTAACTCCTCCGGTTGTTGAGACAACTCCCGTTGAAGTTACATCCATACCAGAACCTGTTGCCAAAGAAGAGAACACGGAAGATGTCATTGCCAAAGTTCTCAAGGAATTGGACATCGAGGGTCTGAACGCATTCGTGTCGAAGGCACAGACCGCCATGGAAAAGGTTGAAACCCTGGAGGCACTTGTCAAAGAATTGAGCGCCAACCAGGATGATAAACTGGCAGAAATGATTACTCCGCCTATTGGAAGGAAACTTGCCTGGTCAAGACCTTCTGAAAGTGACGAGAATGTTGCCAAAGATAATGATGCTCTTGTGACAGAAAAACCAGGACTTCCCAAAGGATACTGGTTATCTGAACTCACCGGAACATCTCCGATCCAAGAAAAAGTGTAAGGAGGTATTATGAATACTAGCACCGTAGACCCCGCCAACGTCATCAAGGCGTTCGCGGAACTCTTGGCACAGTATAGTGCCGAGAACATCCAGAAAGTACAGACCGTGGGTGCGCCCATTGGTCCATACGTCCACGGTCCCGGTGGATTGTTTGGTGTCCGCGGTTTGGAACGCGATGTGATCTCCACCCACACCCAGATCACCGGGTCGTTGGGCGAGATCATTCCCATCCGTCCATCCATCGACCAGACCCCGCTATTTCCCTACATCACTGGCTTCCTGCGCAGTGACCTGCAGGAAAAGAATGCGGTCTGCGATAACCCGATAGATGCCAACCATTTCAAGACCTGTATCCAGACCACAGTGTTTGGACGTAAAGAGTTCAAGACACGCCAGGTTGAGATCAACCGCATCGGTCAACGAATCAATCGAGGCGAGTTCCTTGACCTGAACATCGTCAATGGACCGTTGGTTGAGCAGATGGGTGGATTGATGTCCGGGTTCTTCGGACTGTCAAACCAGCAATCCCTGTTAGCCGGACGCGAGATGGCTTCCCGACTTGTTGAAGTCGGCGTGGCATATCAACGCTGGTTCTGCCCACAGGTCTACATTGGCAACCCCGCCAACAGTTCTGCCGGTGGTGGTTATCAAGAGTTCTCCGGACTTGACCTGCTCATCAGCCGCACCAAACTGGATGCCGTCACCGGACAAACCTGCCCATCCCTGTACTCGGACATTAAAGACTTCATGTACCGGGAAGTGGACAGCACCGCTGACCCAGACCTGGTGAAGACCATCACGACCATGATGCGGATATTGAACCGCAAGGCTGAACAGCAAGGACTTGCTCCTGCCGATATTCGTATCGTCATGCGCGAACCCCTGTTCTATGCCATCACCGAAATATGGCCATGCCGTTACATGACCTACCGTTGCTCAGTAATTGATGGTGGCAACATCGATCCAGTTCCAACACTTGACTCTGCCGCAATGGTACTCTTCCGCGACGAAATGCGCGCCGGTAAATTCCTGATGATCGATGGTCGCCGGGTGCCAGTCATTGTAGACGACTGCATCATGGAAGATAACCATGCTGACAATGCAACCATTCCTGTGGGTGGGTTCTCCTCAGACATCTACTTCGTGCCGTTCTCCGCACGTGGCGGATCTATCCAGACCCTCTACTGGGAATACTACGATTACCGAAACGATGTCCTCCCGGATGTCTCGGCTGTGAAAGCTGGCACATTCTTCTGGAGCGACAACGGTGTGTTCCTGTGGGGTCTTAAGGCTCCTGACAACTGGTGCTTGGAGATCATTTCCAAGACCGAACCACGCCTTATTCTGCGAACTCCGCAGTTAGCCGGTCGCCTCGAAAACGTAGTCTACGTCCCACTGCAACACACAGACGATCCACTGCCGAGCCAGGATTACCATGTCAATGGTGGTGTCACCACTGGTTATCCTCCGTCCTCACCGTATGCAGAGTGGAATGCTCGCGGTCCAGGAATGCCCGCTTGACGTTTTCAAAAACCAAACTACAGGAGGAGGAATTTATCCTCCTCCTGTTTTTTATTACATTCGTCAGTTGCATATAACATCTTTTGGGTATATACTTGGGTAGTGGATAGTTTCGTCAGATCAACGGAATGAACGCGGACGCTTCCCCGCCTCCACTACCCAATTATGTACCTGAAGGAAGCGTATGGAGGAAGCATGATACAAGGCAAGATTTTGATTACCGGAGGGGCTGGTTACCTCGGCAAAGCCATTATTAAACGCGCGACCGAAGAACACTGGGATGCGGATATAACAATATTCAGCACGGATGCGGTCAAGCACCTGAAGATACTATCCGAGTATCCGCAGGTGCATTCTGTTATTGGTGACATCCGCGATGGGGATACCCTGTGGAATTCCATGACGGGCAAGGATGTCGTCATTCACGCTGCGGCAGTTAAACATATAGACGTAAGTGAATATAACAGCATTGATACTATTGATGTCAACGTAACTGGATCCCTGAACGTCCTGCGTTGCGCCGCACAACTCGCCATCCCAGATGTGGTGGGGATAAGCACAGACAAAGCCTGCCACCCTGCCAATGCCTACGGCGCATCCAAGTACGCCATGGAGAAGATGTTCCAGGAGTTCTCCAGACTTGGTTTGAAAACCAACTTCCATCTGGTCAGGTACGGCAACGTACTGGACAGCACCGCCTCCGTGTTATCCGCATGGAAGAAGGCGGTTGAGGAAGGCAAACCCATCAAAGTGACCGACCCGGACATGAGTAGGTTCTGGTTGTCACCTTCACTGGCGGTAGACTACATCATCGAAGCCCTGATGCTGGAGAGTGGTCATATCTATATTCCAAAACTCCCCGCTTTATCAATCGGGAAACTGGCGGAACACACGGTTGGCAATGTCGAGATTGAAACCATCCCTGTGCGTCCAGGTGAAAAGAAACACGAAACTCTTGTGACCGAAGAAGAATTGGAGTTCGTAGATAACGAACCAAGTCATTATAATCTTTCACCCACGACAGAAATACGAAAACCTAATTACACTATGCTTACATACACATCTGACAAGGCACATCAAATCACCAAAGAAGAACTCACGGCATTACTCAATGGATGAACTCCCCAACCTAGCCATCTGTCTTGTGACCTACAAGCGCACGGAAGAAGCCTTGCGTACCATCCGAGGCATATCGGAAAATCTGATATACCCGAAAGAGAAACGCGCCTGGTTCGTCAACGATGACGGCTCCCCACCTGGACACATGCAGGCGATACGAGACCTGTTGCTTGAACTGGGCGAACAGTTGTTGTGGGCGAATACTCACAGGTTTGGAGGTGGTTCTTACTTTTGTGGCGTGGGTTGGAATGCCTGTCTTGGGAATGCTCACCAATACAGCGAGACGGTTCTATGGTTGGAAGATGACTGGGTGTTACAGCAACCACTTGAGATCGAACGTCACATCAGGTTACTAATGGAACGTGAAGATGTGGGTATCATTACTTATCGTGGTCTTACCGAAGGCAACGATGTCACCATCACCACCCATGATGGATACCATTACCTGATGTTCCTGCGCACCTGCGACATGGCTTACAGTGGCAATCCACACCTACGCCACGCCCGCTTCGTGCGCACGTATGGGTGGTTCACAGAGAACCACAACCCGGGTAACATGGAAGTTAATTATGATTGGCGTTTCAGGAAGCGCACGGGTCCTAACATCTGGAGACCAGCCGGTCTCAACCCGTGGGGTGCCTTTGCTCATATTGGACAGGAGAAAACATTCTTATGATAATCTCAAAGACACCGTTAAGGATTTCTCTGGTTGGTGGTGGGACTGACTTGCCTGAATTTTATCTGAAACATGGTGGGGCGGTCATTAGTATGGCGATAGATAAATATATCTACGTCTGCGTCAATAAAAAGTTTGATGGTGGCGTGCGGGTATCTTATTCAATCACCGAGAACGTGAACGAATCAGAAGAACTTAAACATGACATCGTGCGCGAATCTTTGAAACTGTACCAGATATTTGATGGCATCGAGGTAGTATCGGTTGCCGATATACCTGGTGGCGGAAGTGGTCTGGGATCCTCAAGTTCATTCGCGGTTGGTCTCAATTATGCCCTGCGCAAATATACCAAACAATCTACCAACTATCATCCTTCCATCTTCGCGGATAGTGCCTATCTGGTTGAACGCAGATTGTGTGGACATCCGGTTGGCAAGCAGGATCACTACGCTGCTGCTTATGGTGGTTTCCGTTTCTACCAGTTCAATAAAGATGACACTGTATTCGTTTCACCAATCAGGTTGACCAATGATAAGATGGATGAGTTGAAAAGCAAGTTGATGTTGTTCTGGGTTGGCAAGACCAGACACGCCAACAAGATACTTACCGAACAGGCACGTAGAATAAAAGAAGATACTTCGGTTGAAGCAAGTGCGCGTGCCATTTATGATTACGCAATGTGCATGAGTAGCGACCTTAATAAAAACGATATTTCAAATATTGGTAATTATCTTAATGGTGATTGGACGTTCAAAAAACAACTGGCGTTGGGCATCACCACTAAAGAGATCGACATATATTACGACATGGCGATGGAAGCCGGGGCGGAAGGTGGTAAGTTGTGCGGTGCGGGTGGTTCTGGTTTTCTGCTGTTCTATGCTCCAGTGGATAAACATTATGCCATTGAACAGGCAATTGGACTGCGCAGGGTTCCTTTTGAGATCAATAATATTGGTGCAACCGTCATATACGATGAAGGAAATAAATATGTCTGATTACCGGGTGGTAGTTTACACCAGCGACCGATACCAACTCAGTATAAGAAAATTCGCACGCCTGTTCAATGAGTTATGGAGTAAAGACCAGCAGGTGTTGGTGGCAGGATTCACCAAACCGGATTTCGTTCTCCCAAGTAATTTTGAATTTCACAGCATTGGGAAACCCGAGGATTACCCGGTACAGAAATGGTCTAACTCCCTCATTGACCTATTCAAACAAATTGACGATGAAGTTTTTGTTTTTATGGGAGAGGATTACTTGATAGCCGATAAGGTGGATATCGAAGGTGTGCAAACTCTGGTCGACTACGCCAACGCCAACTCATCCGTCATACGCATTGACCTTACCCTGGATAGATGGGGACAATTGACCAGGGACGGTTATCCATACACTCTCTTTCAAGTTGGCAATCTAAATATGTTTATAGCAACCAGTCAGGCTCCTTACTCGTTGTCTGTTACCACTTCGATATGGAGAAAAGAAAATATATTAAAGTTCCTGGAACCGGACTGGGATCCGTGGGAGGTTGAGACAAAGGGAAGTAACCTAGTAAATGTTAATTCCAGTGGGATGAACTTATTCGTTTATGGTACAGAAAAACTGATCGTTCCAACAAATAACGGAATACATCACACAATAGTGGACGAATGCTTGAACCAGTTACTATCTGAATACGAAAAAGAAGGAGATTGGAAAACACATGAATGATAAACCGAAGATGTTATTTCTGGACGACAGAACCAAACGTATCATGTCTGCATTGAGGCAATACTTTGGTAAGTACGATGTTACCATCGTCGCCAATGTCAAAGAATGCCTGCGGTATCTGTGCCAACAACAATGGGATATCCTGTCACTTGATCACGATTTAGATGGGGGTGACTTCCAGGACCCGGGCGATACAACTTCCGGAATGGAAGTAGTACGGTACATCACCATGACCCAGTGGTTGAAGCAATACAAGATACCGGAGATATGGATTCATTCATCCAATCTATTCGCGGCAAACATGATGATAGACCTGTTATGGGAGGCGGGCATAAAATCGGAATACCGCAAGTTCGAGTACGACGAAGAGAAACAATTGTGTGAATGTAAACCTAAACCAAAACCAAAACCAAAACAAGAACCTATTGATGGTTGGATCATAGATAAGTGGGATTCTAATGACTTTCGTGGTTATTGTTTATCATGTGGGAAAATGGCACCCCTTGACGTACACTTCCAATGCCATGATTGTTATATCCGGGAGTGTAAACAATGTATGTGACCATCGCAGACAGCGGGTTTCTCCGTACTTCCAAGTCAATGAATATGGCAGAATGTAATGCGGAAGTAAAACCAAGTTTCTTTGAATGGGTATATGCCGAACCGGATGTGGCGAGATTTGTTACTGACAGTCATCTCAAGATGGCTGAAGGAACTGGACAGATCGCGTGGGTGCAGGAACCTTTCTTCCTTCACCCTGACAACTACCAGATCGCGTTGGAGAAGCCATTCGATTACGTCATCACCCACAACAGGTACTTTGCAGATAACAACCATAACTGGTTGTGGTGCAACTCCGCCGGATCACGGATATCCATGAACTTATGGAAGATGTACGAAAAGACCAAAGATGTTTCCATCCTTTTATCTCACAAGAAGTCCATGTTCGGGCATCGAATGAGGCATGATATTGTGCAGATGTATGGAGATAAGATGGATGTGTTCGGACTGGATAACTACATCCCAAATAAGGTCGAGGCTCTAGCCCCATACAGGTTTTCCTTTATTATAGAGAACGAGAGTTGCCCGGGTGGGTTTAGCGAGAAAATAATCGACTGTATTTCAACAGGAACCATACCAGTATACTGGGGTTGCCCGAATATATCCGATTACTTTGATGCACGGGGTATACTCCAATTTGAAACCATCCATGAAATTGGAGAGATACTTACACTGCTCAATGAAGAAAACTACAATAACATGCTTCCTTACGCAAAAAAGAATATGGAAATTATAGATAAGTATACGATCTGTGAAGATTATATCTATAAGGAATACCCATTCCTGTTCGAGGAGAATAAATAATGAGAATACTTTGTACCGGTGGAGCTGGTTTCATTGGATCACACACCGTTGAATTACTTGTAAGGTCGGGCAATCATGTCATGGTGGTGGATAACTTCTCCACCGGGAAGATGGAGAATATATCCGAACTTATTGACAGATATCCCAGTAAGATCGATGTCGCAGAAGGTGATATTGTCAGTCTTCCATTCCTGAACCGAACCTTTGCAGACTTCAAACCCAAGTATGTCATTCATCTGGCGGCACAGGCAGCCATCACGACTGCCTGGCAGAACCCGGTCAAGGATATTTCCATCAATGCCATCGGTACGCTCAATGTAATTCAGGCATGTAAACAGACTGGAGTGGATAAAATTATATTCTCTTCCACATCAGCCGTGTATAAAGAGACCAACGCAAAACTGAAAGAGACATCCCAGGTCTCCCCGTCCAGTCCTTACGGTATCTCCAAACTTGCGGCAGAATATTACCTGCGTTCGATGTTCCCCGCCTCGACCATCCTGCGGTTCGGTAATGTATACGGCGAGAGGCAGGTTCCAATTGGAGAGAACCAACTCATCCCGCGCATGATACGTCACTTCAAGTACGGGGACATATTCTATATTAACGGGGATGGTAAACAGGAACGCGACTTCGTTTATGTCGGTGATGTGGCACAGGCAGTTACCAATGCCCTGTATAACAAACCGGGTATATTCAATATATCTTCCGGTCAGTCATTCTCGGTCAATGAGATCGCAGGAATGATAGATGAGATATATGATATCCCTAATTACAAATGGGAACATACGGACGTGAATGACCAAAGGCGTAAAGTTTGCCTGGATATATCGGATGCATACTCCGGATTGTCATGGAAACCGATTATCAATATAAGAGAAGGGATCAAGAAAACCGTGGATTGGTGGGAGGCAAGATGATAAAGACCTACATAAGCCCCGATTTTTTTAAGGTACCTCCGCACGCGGACAATGGCGGGATCCGAAGAGTCTGCGAAGCCATGATGAAACACCTGCCCACCTTCGGTATTGAGGTGGTGCATAATCCCGACATTGCCCATATCATTGTTAATAATGGCGGCAGTCAGGTATTCGTACCTGGAGTTCCAAGTGTTAACGTCAATCACGGGTTGATGTGGTCTCGCCAACCTTGGGGAGAAGGTATGATGACCGTGAACGAAAGTCTCGCCAACAGCATGAAGATGGCGGTTGCACACACCGCTCCATCCGAGTGGGTTGCCAACGCCATAAGACGCGGCGGGTTCTTCTATCCAGAAGTCGTCTATCACGGTGTGGATTATGAAGATTTTTTGCACGACGATAAGCAGGAAGGTTTTGTCCTGTGGAACAAGGCACGCGCTGATTATGTATCCGATCCTGCCGATATGCAGAGAGTGGCAGGTATTCTGCCAAAGATGCGTTTCATGTCCACTATTGGTTACGAAAGTGGCAATGTCAAGATAACGGGTGTGATACCGTATGCCGATATGCGCAAACTGGTGTCACGCGCGGGTGTATATCTTTCCACCGCACGCGAGACATTCGGCATTGGTATCCTCGAAGCGATGGCTTCTGGAGTTCCAGTGGCAGGATGGGATTGGGGTGGCAACCGCGAGATCATCAGAAATGGTTACACTGGATATCTTGCACACCCAGGTGACTTCAAACAACTGGCAGAATGCATTCGTTTGTGCCAGGCAGATCGAGACGATCTATCCAGGAACTGTTTGCAGGATGTTCAGGAACGCTGGACTTGGGAACCGCGCATAGAACAGTATGCCAATATATTCAAGAAGGTTTACAAGGATTTCTACGAAACGAACAGACCCAAAGTATCCATCGTTGTCACGACTTTTAAGCTGGATCGCTTCCTGCCCACCTGTCTTGATAGTGTATTGAATCAGACCTACGATGATTATGAATGTATCGTGGTGGATGACGCCCTTATGGCTTCAACTAAAAAGATAGTTGAGCATTACAGTAAACTGGACAAACGATTCCGCTATATGCGTCCACCCAACAACCTAAGATTACCAGGTGCGCGCAACTTCGGCGTCAGCAAGGCGATGGGTAGATACATCCGTCACCTGGACGCAGATGACTGGTTGGCAGATAACGCGGTGGCAATAGAAGCAGAGGCGTTGGACAAAGACCCACTGATACATATTGTTTATGGACATCTTGAAGTCGTCAATGAAGATGGTTCACGTAATTACACCAAGACTGGAGAACCGATACGAGGAACATGGCCATCTGATAAGTTCGTATGGATGCAACAGATGGCACACCTGAACCAAATGCCTTCGTGTGTAATGGCGAGACGTGAAGTGTACGATCGATCGGGTGGATACCGCACGCGCATGAGTCGCAACGAAGATGCCGAGTTCTGGTGCAGGGTCACGTCCCTTGGATTCAATGCCAGTAAAGTTACCCAATCGGTAACTTATTTTCACAGAAATATAGAAACGTCGAAGGGGGCGATGGAATGGAAGATATATGGACCAGAACCGGACTGGACGGCGTGGTTCCCGTGGCGTATCGGCAGCACAAATTATCGTGAAGCTGCCAATATGATTAAGTCTAATTCCGGTGAACACCCCGCCGCCTATCTGGTTCCATTTGGTGCGCAGGGTACATCGAAAGGACGCAGGTTCTGGTACGTTCACGACTATGCCTATCCGGTGGTAAGTGTAATTATCACCTGCGGTCCAAGTCACGAAAAGTATCTGATCGATGCACTCGATAGTGTTCAGGCACAATCATTCCCTGATTGGGAATGTATCGTGGTCAATGATACCGGCAAGGAATGGACGAAAGATATCATGGGCGCACCGTGGGCGAAGGTCATCAATACCAACGGCAATAAGGGTGCATCCTTCGCACGTAACGCCGGACTAACTTATATAGCACCTTCCAGTAAGTACGTGGTCTGGTTGGATGCGGATGATTACTGGCTGCCGTGGTTCCTGGACCGGATGATAGCCCATGCTGAAATAAACGATGGCATCATCTATTCTGACTTGATCAAAGATGATGGCGACAAACTGGAAGTATATAAATACCCTGAGTTCGATCCGAAGATAGTGGCTCGCTCAATGAGATACGCAGGTTCGTCCGTACTCATCCCGCGCAAGATCGTGGACAAGATGTGGGAGTTCCAGAGATGCTGGGACTTGAAGATACCTGGCATGGAAGATTGGGATTTCCAGGTAGCGATGCACCATCTCGGTTACTGCGCCTATCATGTGGAGGAAGCCCTGTTCGTTTACCGGCTTATCACCTCTACCAAAAGAGAATCAGACTATGCTAAAATAGAACAGATACGCGAGTACATGGATACCAAGTGGGCTGTGTATCGAAAGGAAGGAAAAGAAATGTCGTGCGGTTGTGGTGCAAAGAAGAAAAGTAATTCTAAACCAGCCTCCATGATGAGTTCATCCGGAAACTTCGGAGGATTGTCCGTTGGTACTCCTGAAGATAATCAGGATACACAGATGGTTCAGGTTCAGTACGTGGGTCCTGTTGCGGAGAGTTTCACCATCCGTTCTATAGTGGATCGCGGGATATTCTATCGCTTCGGTAATAACCCGCACCATTCGGTGCGCAACGTGTTCCGTGGAGACGTGGAACGCCTGATATCCTTCTCGGACAGTCAAGGCATTCCCATGTACCGCGTGATACAGGGCGACCCATCCCTGGCGACCAACGACCCTGCGGCAACACTCGGGAGATTGGTTTCGTGACTCTTATTGAATTTCTGATATTCGGACTGGCAACCTGGCGCATCTCATCATTGCTGGTGGATGAGCCAGGCCCTTTCCGTATATTCATAAGACTTCGTTCGTTGGTGGGGATAACGCATGATATAGACGACAACGTGGCGATAATACCGGACGGTTTCCTGTCGGGTATCTTATCGTGCGCGTGGTGTACGAGCATCTGGGTTGGATTATCCTGTACGATTCTGTACTGGATAACACCACTTACCTTTTATTTTGCACTTCCTTTTGCCCTGTCTGCGGTGGCTATCATTGTAAACTCCGTGACATCAGGCAAATGAGTGTGTAGTTTGTAATAAAATGACGTATAATATAGACATGAGCGAGTTACCCATCACCTGTCCAACCTGCAACGAAGAGAACATGGTGGATATGGAGAACCTAAACGGACGACCTGTTGATAAACTGGTATCCGAACTTGGTTTCAATTGCATTAAGTGCGATCAGTGGGTAAGGGTCTCATACATGACAAGGTTGTTGGATACCGCTCTGGAAAAACTGGTGAATAAGTCACCAAACAGTTGCGGATACCATTTCCATTTTGCCAAGACCCTCAGGAAAGCCGAGGGCGTTCAGGAGAGATATGGCTCGTTCTGAAATAAAAACGTGGTTGTCTCTGGATGAATGGTCGGAGATTATCGGGCTTAACCCGTTGCATTTCAACTCTCTGCACTCTGACCTGTTCGATAACAACGCCTGCGGTTCTGTCTGGTTCCAATATGCCTGGCAGAACGCTGACCGGGTTGGACGGGACGACCTGGCGATGGTCATCCAGGAAGCAGAGATGGAGATATCCCAGGAATGTGGATACAATCTCATCCCGGATTGGACTATCGAGGAACGGTTGCCTTATACACAACCCATCGTCCCAGGTGTGTATAACGCTTATGGAACAAACCCGCGTGGTATGTTCAAGTCGGTGGAGTTACGTAAGGGGCATGTCATCTGCGGTGGGATGCGCGCCAAGACACTTGTAGGACTGCGCTCCTGTGCGGTCGTGCGGAGTGACCCCAACGGTGATACCTACCCGGAGTTATGCACGGTCACAGCCGTCACCACCGTGACCGACCCGAACGAAATACACATCTATTACACTGGACACGATGGTGATGACGCATGGGAGATACGCCCGATCAATGTGGTCATATCTGCCGGGGTTGCCACTATCACCTTCAAGTCATGGCAGATCGTGGACGAACATACCATCACGGATATGCCCGGTGCAGCAGTGGACGGTGACGATGTTGCCAACTACGAAACTGCAGTGGATGTATATCGGGTTTACAACGACCCTGCCACGCAGGTTCAGTTCTTATGGGAGAACTCGCCCGATATGAGTTGTTGCTCGACCTGCACCGCCTGTTTACTTGGTTCGGCTGCCGGGTGTTTCCACCTGCGGGATCCGCGTTTAGGAATTGCGGTGCCTGCTCCTGCAACCTGGGATGCGGCTACAGAGACATTCACTACCGGAGAATGGACGGAGTGCCGCGAACCCGACCAGGTTCGTTTCTGGTATTATTCCGGGTATCAGGACAAGAACATTAACAGATATAATGTGCGCATGGCTCCCTACTGGAAATATGCGGTTGCCTATTTCGCAGCTTCCAAGTTGGAACGACCAGTCTGCGGTTGCAGTAATGTCAACCAGTTCATTGACCGATGGCGCGCCAATGCCATGGTGAATAGCGAACAAAGTGGCGTCACTATCAATATCACTCCCGACCAGTTGGCGAATAGGTTGGGTGCCACCATGGGAGCCATCTATGCCTGGAAGCAGATTAACAGGAATAGTATGAGGATAAGCAAATAATGGAACGTATCGTGTATACCGATGAAAAAGGAAGAAATTACGATGCCTGGAAAAGCGGAGAAAATATGGTTGTGATAATAGGACCTCCAGAGGGAGTGGTGGATGTGCTTGCACTACCAGAACCATTCGCAACCAGGTTGCATAATTGCTTACACGCCCGCGGGGTATTTAGCCAGCGGGTTGCAAGTAGACCAAATGTATTATTGGGTGCTTTGCAAGACGCGTTATCGTTAGATGTTCAGCGATTGAACGAAGCATACTTTCGATATGAAGAAGAAGTAGGAGGTCGCAATGAGTGACATAACTGCATTAACAAGTTTGAACCAACGAGTGTGGTATGTGGAGGGCGGGGTACACCCATCCCGTTCCCCGGAGTTCTTTGGTCTCGGCAAGTTCTCTGCCGATCCAGCACACACCATTGGTGAGGATACCAAGATCACCGCACCTGACCCGAATGATTTCCAACGGGATATCCAGGTTGGTACTGTATCTGGAAGTGAGGAACGCGCCACGTTATCCATCGGCGCGCGCTACACCGCACAGGCAGATATCCTCCTGAATTGGAAGAATCGCAGATGCCGGGTGGACATTTACGCCATGACTGGTCGTTGCGGCAATCCACAGGACTTCTCGGAAGGTGGGGAGAAATGGGTGTTCTTCCCGGATGGTCGCATCTCAAGTCACTCATTCGAGAACTTTGGTGCATTTGGTAAGGACGAGAACTCACCCACCAACGGTTCAGTGGATATGACCGCCGAGGACTACTGGGAATTCTTGAGAATGAACCAGGAACAGAGTGGTTCAGCGGTAACAGTACGCGAGATTTACACCGTTGATGTGTACCAGGGTAACTCTTGCGAGGACTGCCCAGACCCATGCGACCGCGTTCTTGCCACAATGGCAGGAGCCAATGCCACTCCAGGTACTCAACCGGTACTACTTTATTCGGACGATGGCGGGGATACATGGTCAAGTCAGACCATCACTACCCTGTTCTCCAACGAAGTAGTCTCGGACGGTGTTGTTATCGGTGGAGACATTGTGTATATTTCTGCCACCTCCAACTCTATTCACTACACCGGGATCGAGGACATTTACTCTGGAACGAACACCTGGTCAGAAACCATCACCGGGTTTGTTGCTGTCAAGACCCCGAATGCCATCACCTCTGCGGATGCACGTCATAGTTGGATCTGTGCCGCAGGTGGATACATCTACTTTGTGAAGAATCACAAGGTTGAAGTCGAGGTTCAGGATGCCGGTGTTGCCACTGTCCAGAACTTGAATGCCATCCACGCCTATGATGCCGATAATGTCCTGACCGTCGGAAACTCCAATGCGGTTGTATACACAACCAATGCAGGAGAGACCTGGCAATCTGTGACTGGTCCAGCCGCGGGTGTAAACATGGGTGCCTGCTGGATGTGGGACCCGGATGCATGGTTCGTGGGTGAGGGTGCTGGTGGAACTGGAAAACTATGGTTGACCACCAACCAGGGTTACACCTGGTCACAGGTTGGACTTCCCTCATCGTCTTATGTGCGCATCTACAAGATCGTGTTCGTATCCGAAGCCGAAGGTTATATGATCGTCACCTCCGGTTCA